TAATAAAAACAAACTTCAGAACATACCTGGTTTGTCTTCTACAGGTGTTTTAGGAGTTGTAACAAACCCTTACTATTATGCGACTGACCAAGTTGTTCGGTTTATGTTCGGTGATGGCGGAAGTGGCGCTGCAGCTGTAGGAACTTCAAATTCATCACAATATAACAGAGTTAGTGGCATATATAGAATAGATGTTGCCACCGCTCAGCTTTTAGCTGACACTTTTCCAAGTGGACTAATTAACTTTATGGTAGTGGGAGATACTTTCACTTATAATCCTTATCCTTCAAATGGCAATTCCAGACCTTATGGAGATTGGCTATCTAAAACTCACGATGATGCCTGTCAATTACGTATATTTTCAGAAAACGCAGCGGGGACTAACCAATACGAAATAAGAAATTACGGAGGCCAAACTCCTAGTCCTTCTAACCCTGGAACTCCATTTAAAGCTGCTGATGGAACTTATGTTGAAATAGATATATATCAGCCGGCTGGAGCAAATGCAACAGTTAAGTCATTTGAGTAGCAAAAACATTGAAGTAAATACATAAAATTAAATGGCAAGAATTAGTACATATACTATAGATGAAAAAATATCTGGTGGCGATCTGTTAGTGGGAACAGCTGCTAACTCTAGAGGGGTCACCAGAAACTATACGATTGAATCTATAAGTGATTATATTTCCGTTGCTGAGCAAATGAAGTTTAAGTATGTCCCCCAGTCTTATTATGGGTCGGGTACTTTTTCTATACCTTCAGGGGCTTCGGATAATTTTCCTATTAATAATTTGTCTAATATAGCTATATCAAGAAAAGATTTATCGCCGCAAGACACTGTAGAGTTTTTAACTTATTTAATAGGCTCGGATATATTAATTGTAAAGCAAGATGATGTATCTAATTTCGGTCACTTTAAAATAGACAGTTATACAGTAGATGTGGTGGAGCCAGCGTATTTCAACATGGTTCTAACTTATATTGGAGGTAATGGGGTATTAAAGCTAGAAGAGTTTTATAATATTGTAAACTTTGTTAAAGCAACGGATGTAGGCGATAAAACATTTGTATTTGACCAGATTACTCCTTCAGCAACATGGAACATTACTCATACATTAAATAAATTTCCATCAGTTTCTGTAGTAGATACCGCAGGCACTCAAGTGTTTACTGATGTTAACTATATAAATAATAATAATATAACATTGACTTTTTCTACAGGATTTGCAGGAAAAGCATTTTTAAACTAAGAAAACATGCCAATATTTTACGACCCAATTAATCTAGCTACTAATCAGTTAGAACAAGCTAGAATTGAAAATTTAGGTTCTGATCCAGGTACGGGTGTTTCAGGACAAATATATTACAACACAAGCACTGATAAACTAAAGTTTTATGATGGTTCAATAAATGATTGGGCTAATATAGGTGGAGGTTCAGCAGCTAATGATTATTTAACAGGACTAAGTTTTAATACTGCTGATGGAGTATTGACTGCTACTGTTCAAAATCAAAGTAATGTTACTGTAGATTTAGATGGTAGATACGCATTAACTGGAGATATTGGAGATGGAACTTTAACAGTTCAGGGAACAGGAGTTCTGGGAGGTACGGGAACATTTACTGCTAATCAGGCAGGAAATACTACTATATCTGTAACGCATGATTCTTTTAGTGATTCACAGACTACAGCTGCATCTACTTTAACATTTGGAGGAACATTCCAAGCTTACACAGATGTAACTTCAAATTCAACAGGGCATGTAACAGGCCATGAGCTAACTACTTTCACACTTCCTGCAGCACCAACTGATGTAGACAATTACGTAGACTCCGTTGCGTTTAGCACCACTAATGGTGTGTTAACACTAGGTAGAACAGGGTCGTTAGCTGATTTAAGTGTAGATTTAGACGGAAGATATTTAGAATCAAATGAGACTATAACTTTATCTGGAGATGTAACAGGCTCTGGGACTACAGCAATAACAACAACAATTTCTGCTGGAGCAGTTGATTTTGCAATGATAAATTCAGTGGCTGTGGTAACAGAAACTGAAGGAATAGCTAATAATGACAACGATGTAACTCTACCCACTTCGGCTGCTGTTAAAGCTTACGCGGACAGTTTAATAGTTGGAGGGCTAATATATCAAGGTGGGTATAATGCAGCGACTAACTCACCTGATCTAGATTCCTCCCCTAGTTCAAGTATTAAGAAAGGTTGGACATACACTGTTACCACCGCTGGTAATTTCTTTACAGAGGCTGTAGAGGTTGGAGATGTACTTATAGCAGAAGCAGATGCACCAACGGCACTTACTGATTGGACTACCGTACAAAACAATGTCGATCTTGCAGATCTAACTACTGTAGGTATAGGTAATGTAAATGCTTCTGTGTCTAATACATTAGACGGCTTAAATGTATCTTATTCGTCAGGTACTGCCACTGTAGGATTAGATGTAGCTGGTTTAACAGAGCTAACTACTGTTGCAGGAGGAGACTCCTTAATAATTTATGACACAAGTGGAGTTAAAAATCATAAAGTATCTGTAGGAACGTTAAACACAGCGGTTAATTCAGCTAGTACTTTTGCGACCACTATATCTGCAACAGCTACCATAACTCACAGTTTAGGGACAAAAGATATAATAGTACAATTATACGATACAGTAACTAATTTAACGGTATACGCTAGAGTAAACAGAATATCTACATCACAAGCTACAATAACATTTGGAACAACACCTGCTAATGATGTAAGGGTTCTAATACACAAAATAGGATAATTAAATGGCAATAATTTATTATGACGGATTAGATGTTAATGGCACAGTAGACCTAACAAACCTTACCGTAAGCAGTTCACAGGGAACAGATGGGCAGGTATTAACCTCAACAGGTTCTGGAGTTGCGTGGGAAGATGTAAGTGGAGGAAGTAGCCCTTGGACTACTGACACTAACGGTATAACATATACTGCAGGTAATGTAGGTATAGGTATGGCTTCTGTAGCTGGCATAGATTTAGCTGTAGATGGTTTTGTAAGACTTTATGATGAGCTTAGAGTTAATGGCAATACACAAATAGATGGTGAACTAAGTGTTCTTAACAGCACTAGCTTAAGTGGGGATTTGTCTATGAACGGTAATGATATTTTAACAGAAGGTGGTGATATTTTAGACAACACTGATTCGGCTGGAGCTATAGAATCGTTTTTAATGTCAAAAGGAACAGGTAACGGAGTAAGATGGATTCCTGTTAACGCCGCGTCGTTTAATGCAGTAACTTCTGTAACCACAGGCGAACCAAGTGGTTCTGACTCAGTTATAAATATAGTTAGTTTAACACAAGCGGAATATGATGCTGGAACACCAGTCGCAACTACTTTATATATAATAACTTAACATGGCTATTTCATTAGGAAGCGGAAGTATAAGTGCTTTAAAACTAGGTTCAACTGCAGTAACCAAAGCATATCTAGGAAGTACTCAGGTTTTCCCTGTAGCTTCAGGAGTTGCATCAGCTACAATAAGCACTGGAGGATTCATAAAATTTTCTGGAGGAACTTATGCCACTGTTCAAAGAAGCACTAGCGGGTCTGGTTCAGGAGCTACTTTTAATATAGTTTTAGATGGTAATACTGGAGCGGCTACATCTGTTTCTTCTATAACAGCAGCAGGTTCAGGATATGCAGTAGGTGACACTATAACACTGAATTATACATCAATACCAGACGGGAGAGAACTTACATATACAGTATTAACAGTAGCAAGCCTGGGATAAATAAAATTGTAGTTTTTTTAAATTACGTGTGATTATATAATAAAATCTAATTAAATGAATCAAATAGTAAAACAATTTAGCTTTGGAGACAAAGGTAGAGAAAAAGTGTTTAAAGGTATCGAAACACTTACTGAAGCCGTAGCGTCAACACTAGGGGGAGGCGGTGAATGTGTAATTTTTGAGGATGCCCAGGGAATACCTGTAATAACTAAAGACGGTGTAACGGTAGCAGAATTATCTGTATTATTAGATCCTGTAGAAAATATGGGGGCATCACTGGTTAAACAAGCAGCAAGAAGAACAGTTGCTGAAGCTGGAGACGGAACAACAACTTCTACAGTGTTAGCTCACGCGATTTTAAAAGAGTTTGCTAAGTCACCAGTTAAATTCACTAGTAGAGAAAAACGTGACGCTATAAATAATGTAGTAGATAAAGTTTTAAATAATTTAGATAAACAAGCTAAGCCGGTAAATGGCGACATGATTGATGAGGTAGCTACAATATCTACAAATAATGATGCGGAATTAGGCAAGCTGATAGCAGATGCTTATAGAGCTGTAGATTTAACTGGAGTGGTTATGATGGAAACATCACAAGATGGTAATACTACAATTGAAGTCGTTGAAGGAGTGCAATATGAAAAAGGGTTTACGAACAATCACTTCGTAACAAACCACGCAAGTAATACAGCAGAATTAAATAATCCTAAGATATTATTAATTGATTCAGCGGTTGATACTATAAGGCAGATACAAACAGTACTGGAACATGTTATAAAAAACAACATAGCTTTGCTAATAGTAGGAGATGTTGATGCGAAAGTAGCAGCTGCTCTTGCAATGAATAAAAACAAAGGAGCTATAAAAGTTAATATAGTGCCAGCGCCCACTCATGGTGTTAATAGAAAAGAAATATTTGATGATTTAGCTTTATTAACTGGAGCAACCGTTATAAGCGAAAATTTAGGAGACGATTTAGATTTAATTGATTTAGATTGCTTAGGAACTTGTATTAAAGTTGTATCTACATTTAAAGACACGGTTTTTCAAATACAAGAAGATCAGTCAGAAGATATAAAATTAATAATAGAAAGTATAAAGGAACAACTTCTTATAGAAAGTAACCCTAACAAAATAGTTAAACTAGAAAAAAGATTAGCTATGTTATCTGCAAAGCTTGCAATAGTTAAAGTTGGAGGTAATTCAGATGTTGAGTTAAATGAAAAGAAAGATAGAGTAGAAGACGCAATATGCGCGACTAAAGCTGCTATAAAAGAAGGTGTGGTTGCCGGTGGCGGAGTTGCACTTATAAATGCCGCAAGAAATATAAAAACTAAATTAGCTAGCGAACAATTAGTTATAGAGTCTTTATATTATCCTTGCAAAACAATAATGAAAAACGCTGGTTTAGAATACGAAGACATTAATAAAAAAAATGTAGGAGTTAATGTGGAAACTGGCAAAACAGTTAATATGTTTAAATCCGGTATTATTGATCCAGTATTAGTTACAAAATCTGCATTAAAAAATGCAGCATCAGTTGCTTCGACAATATTGTCAACTAACTGTGTTATGTCTAACGTAAGAGGATAATATGAATGCAATAGGTAGAAACATAATAATAAAAAAATTAAAAGAAGGTGTTACTAAAACTAAAGGCGGTTTGCTTTTAGCTGAAAGTCATCGAGAAGATATAAGATATGTAGAGGCTACAGTGGTATCTACAGGAGATGAATGCCCAGGTATTGCCAAAGACGATATCATATATTACGATCGTCACGCAGGCCATAAGATTGAACTTGATAAAGAAACTTATCACGTTATTAAGGCTCAAGATGTAGTATTTGTTCTATGAGAGAATTAACTGGCCAGAAGTTAAAAGAGATAGGTCTGTTAAAACATTATAGAGTAATACGAAGATGGGCTTGTAAAAAAACTGGATTAACCGATGCTGATTTAGAATTATTGATATACTTTGATTGTTTAGGCAACTTTACAAGAAAAGATTTTGAAGATGGTATATTAATTTATTCTTGGGACAATAGAAGATGGAATAGATTATTAAAAGAAGGCTGGATAGTTAAATGGAGAGGTTACAATGGAGCAGATAAAAGCTATAGTATATATCAAGTTAGTTTACAAACAAAAAATATAATACAACAGATTTATAGAATAATGCTGGGGACGGAAGATATACCAACTTCTACAAGGCGTAATCCAGCAATGAAACGAATTTCTTACAGTGACAAAACTTTAGCTACTGCTATAGGAAAAATTAATAAAGATAAAACAAGATAATTATGGCAGGAATAATGGCAGCAATGAAAAGTTTTGATAGTCTGGGAACTGTTTTTTCAAACAACCCAGCTCTTAAAGCCGTGCAACAAGCTCAACAAAGAAAACAAGCTCAGGCAGCAAGTCAAGTAGCAGCGTCAGCAGCACCAGCAGCACCTGTGGCAGACACAAGTGGGCTAGAAGCTAGAATAGCTGCATTAGAGTCTTCTGGATCTAATACGCCTTCAGTCCCTTCATCTATGGATCCAAGAGCAATAGCTACAGGGGAAGCAATGTTTGGAAATCAAGATCAAAGAAATAATTCAATAAATCCTTTTAATAGTGCATTAATTTAAAAAAAATATGGAATATACAAAAAAACCAATAGCTAACGCAACAGGTAAAGCTTCGGGAGAAGTAGGAGAAAGTGCTTTATGGGATGGGCCCTTAAGTCAGTCAGGAAGACCTCACGGTAAAGGTTCTTCATCAGGAATAAGAGGTATGGAAGTATTAAAATACCCATGCAGTTACGAGTCTAAACCTATTACCGAGTGTGCCAAGAAAGGAAGGTACAATGAGTCTTACTAAAAATTTTAGTAAATCTGAATTTGATTGTAACTGTGGATGTGATATGTCTGAAGAAGTTTTGATGGAAATTCAAAAACTAGCTGGGCAATTACAGCACATTAGAGATTTCATAAGAAAACCTATTAAACTAACAAACGCATACAGATGTCCAGAACATAACAAAAAGGTGGGGGGAGTTTCAAATTCTCAACATATTTTAGGCAAAGCAGCAGATATTCAAGTAAATGGGTTAGACCCGCTGGAAGTTTACAAAACTATAGATAATCTAGCTGAACACGGACATATATTACAAGGAGGTCTTGGTAAATACAATACCTTCACTCATTACGATATAAGAAAAACTAGAGCCCGTTGGGATAAAACAGTAGAATAATGGCAGTTAAGAAAAAGGCAGCACCTAAAAAAAGAGGTAAGGCACCATCGCGTAAGAAATCTAAAGGAAACTACGCAAAAGTAAAAAAAGGCAAAGGTACCGGAAAGAAAGCCGGCGGGGGGATGACTGCTAAAGGAGTTGCTAAGTATCGTAAAGATAATCCCGGCAGTAAATTAAAAACTGCGGTAACCACACCTCCTTCAAAACTTAAAAAAGGTAGTAAGGCTGCTAAAAGACGTAAATCATTTTGCGCAAGATCTAAAGGCTGGAAATCAGAAAGAGGATTAGCTGCGCGAAGAAAATGGAACTGTTAGTATGAAAAATAAAAAAAATTGCGGATGCTTTAGTAAGTACATGAAGCCTTCTATAAAAGGAACTAAAGGATCAAAAGGTAGAAATGGCTGGGATGCAAAGCCGGTATTTAGAATAACTAATCCAGGTAGAAGATGAAAAAGAAAACAAACAAAGATGCTTGTTATTGGAAAATAAAAAAAAGCTATAAAGTATTTCCATCCGCTTATGCCAGCGGGGCAATTGCAAAGTGTCGTAAGAATAAAGGCAAAAAGTAATGGCTGTTCGTAAAACAAAAAAAGGAGCTGCATTAAAAAGATGGTTTAAAGAAAAGTGGACAGACGAAAAAGGTAATGTTTGCGGTTCTACTAAGAATAAAAAAACCAAAAAGTGTAGACCTTCTAAAAGAGTAAGTTCAAAAACTCCAAAAACCTGGAAAGAAATGTCTCCCGCTGAAAAGAAAAAAGCTGTAGCAGAAAAGAAAAGAACAGGTATGGGTAAAAGAACTTCTTCTTTAAAAAGAAAAAAGAAATGAGTAAAAATCCAAATGCTAAAAAGAACGGTGGCGAAGGAACAGCTGTAGGAAAAGCATTAAGGTTCTTAGCCACTCAAGGAAAAAAGTTTGCGCCAGAACTGCTGGATATGGCAGGATCATTAACTGGTGTTGAAGCATTAAGTAAATTAGGGGATGCAATTAAAGGTGACCCTGAATTATCTGAATTAGATAAAAAAATATTACTCGCCGAGCTAGAAACAGATGTGGTAAGAGAACAAGAAATAACTAAACGTTGGGAAGCTGATTTGCATTCAGACAGCTGGTTGTCAAAAAATGTACGGCCATTAACATTATCATTCTTATTAGTAAGTATGTTTCTGTTCGTTATATTAGATAGCACTTCATCAATACCGTTTAACATAGATCCGGAATGGATCGATCTTCTTAAAGCACTTATGATAACCGCCGTTGGTGGTTACTTTGTAGTAAGATCAGGAGAAAAAATAACAAACAAGCTAAAAAAATAACGTGAACATGGCTTTTAAAATTAGTGCTCCTTATAAAATATTTAATACCCCTATTTATCATAAAGATATAGGTGATGATACTAATGGTTTAGCTACTAACAAAGGCACAATTATATTAAATAATAATCTGTCCCCTTTAAAAGAAAAAAATGTGATAGACCATGAAATGGTGCACATTGATCAAATAAAAAGAGGTGACTTAAACTATGACGATAAAAATGTTTATTGGAAAGGAAAAGCTTATTCACGAAGCACTATGAAAGAAGGAGCAAAAAATTTGCCTTGGGAAGCTGAAGCTTATAAAAATTCATAAATGAAAACTTCTAAAAAAGGTTATTTAAAAAACAGCCCTGACGTTAACAAACCTCAAAATATCATAAAAGGAGGGCACATAACAATGAAAGGAGTCAAGTTTAAAGTATTAGGGACTGACGACCGGGGATATACTCAAATAATGTATCCAGGATATGATTATTATTTTCCTCATGCTAAATACGTTATAGAAACACCACTTAAAAAATAATTATTAAATATAATCAAATGAAATATTTATTCATTACATTACTAATTGTAGGAGCCTATTTTGAAAATAGCCATTTAGCTTTTTTATTAACCGACTCCTTATTTATAAAAAAAGATTAAAAATTAACACTAATATTAACATTAAAACAAGAAACAATGGCATACATGCAAGAACCCGGTAGAGCACCTTTAGCAAACAAAAAAGTTGAAGCTCTAACCAATGGAGTACCCTTAAAACAAGAAAAAAGTAGATTACAAAATGCTTTAGATAAAGCAGATAAAAAATCAATGGATGATGGCGGTCCCAGAAAGTCATTGGGAGATTTTGGCGGCAGTGGTGCCGGGTGGCGCACATCAGGAAGAAATAGAGACATAGGAAGCTATGTAACTACTTTCGTAAAAGAAATGGTTTCACCATCAAAACAACCAAAACCAAAACCATCCCAAGAAGAAACCAAAGGTTCAGGCTACGGGGGTAGAGGATATTAATATAAATTAACAATTAAATTAAATTAAAAATGAGTAAAGTAAAAAAAATGAAATCAGAAAACTTATCAATTAGTAAAGAACAATTAGAAAAAGTACAAGGATTGCAAGCAGACTTGCAAAAGTATTGTGCGCATATTGGAGGCTTAGAAGTTCAAAAAGCAAAAGCTATTTACCAAGTAAATATGCTTGAAAAAGAAATGGATGAATTTAAAGCTACAATAGAAAAGGAGTATGGGCCTATAAACATTGATTTAACTGATGGAAGCTACGAAAAAATAGTTCCAGCAGATAAAGATTAATGTTATGGATAATGTTATAAGAAAAATTAGCATTGGTGCTGACTATAAGAACGAAGCAATGCATTACTCTGTTAAGCAGACAGTTTACGGTGGGCACGAAATTTCTCATATAATATTTGAAGAGTCTGATAATTCTTATAATATATTTATAAAAAAGAACAATGAGGTAATGCCATGGAAGAAATTTAATTCTAACATGGCAATATCCGTTGAGTATGACTTGGAGTACTAATGAGAAGTATATACGATTTTATCATAAAGCCGGTAGGCCAAAGATATGATAATACGGTAAAGGTTGGGGAAGTGAACCTTGTGACCAACACTTCTATAGAAAGTTTTAAGCACGTTAATAATATAGCGGAAGTTGTAGAAACTCCAGCGGCATTTGCAACACCCATAAAAAAAGGTGATCTAATTGTAGTGCATCATAACGTGTTTAGAGTTTTTTATGATATGAAAGGACTTAAAAAAAATAGTAGATCGTTTCTTAAGGACGGACTTTTTATGTGTGCAATAGATCAAATATATTTGTACAAAAGCAAAAAGAACTGGAAATCATTTGGGGATAGATGCTTTGTTGCTCCGGTTAAAAATAAAGACCCTTTTAGTAGCGATAAAACAGCTAGCCTTATTGGTATACTAAAAATAGGTAATAAGCCCTTAGAACGTGCTGGAATCAATCCAGGGGACATAATTGGATTTACGCCAAATAGCGAATGGGAATTTGTTATAGATAATCAGATTATGTATTGTATGAAATCAAATGATATTGTTATAAAGTATGAGCTCGATAGAAACGAAGAAGAATATAATAGCGGCTGGGCGCGAAGCAATTAAAGAATTAGTAAAGGTAGCAAAAGAAAAGATCGTTGACTCAGAGGAAGATATATCCGCTGACAGACTTAAAAATGCTGCCGCTACTAAAAAGCTTTGCATATTTGACGCTTTTGAAATATTAAATAAGATACAGGAGGAAGAGCAAATGATTTTAGATTCTAGCAATAAAGAAAGTAAACCTGCTTTTAAAGGGTTTGCAGAAGGGAGATCTAAATAATGGCTTACGAACAAACGTTATACAAAGTAGTTAATGATTACATTAAGCCTGCTATAATTAAAAAAAAGAATCGTTATTCTAAATGGGATTACGGCTATAACAAAGAACACGATGTTGTTGTAATTAGCAAGTCCGGAAAAATAGGCGATATATACGAAATTGGTAATGTGATGATTGCGTTACCCAAAGCAGAAAATGTAAAAGATTTAGGAGATAGCAAATGGAAAGCTGCTGAATATCCTAAGTTATTAAAAAAAATTAAAAGTGTTCAAGATTGGAACGCTTACCCAAATAGTTTTAAAGAACAATGGCATCCATATATAGATGAAGAATTTGAAAGACGTGAAAAAGGTTTTTGGTTTGTTAATAAAGGCAAGTCTACTTATATTACTGGCACTCACTATATGTACCTGCAGTGGTCCAAAATTGATGTCGGATTACCGGACTTTAGAGAATCAAATAGATTATTCTATATATTTTGGGAAGCCTGCAAAGCGGATTCAAGATCGTACGGTATTTGTTACCTTAAGAATCGACGCTCTGGATTTTCATTCATGTCGTCGGGAGAAACAGTTAATTCAGCTACGATATCTTCAGACTCTAGATTCGGCATACTATCCAAGTCGGGGGCTGATGCTAAAAAAATGTTTACGGATAAAGTTGTACCAATCTCGGTAAACTATCCGTTTTTCTTTAAGCCAATACAAGACGGTATGGACCGCCCAAAAACAGAGTTAGCATATAGGGTGCCTGCTTCTAAGTTTACAAGGCGTAAATTAGAGGATAATCAAATAGCTACTGAGCTGGATGGCTTAGACACAACTATTGACTGGAAGAATACAGGTGATAATAGTTATGATGGTGAAAAACTAAAACTACTTGTTCACGATGAGTCAGGCAAGTGGGAAAAACCTACAAATATACTTAACAACTGGCGAGTAACAAAAACTTGTTTAAGATTAGGTAGTAGAATTATTGGAAAGTGTATGATGGGATCAACATCAAACGCTTTAGACAAAGGAGGTAAAAATTTTAAAAAATTATATGACGGCTCAGACGCTTTATCAAGAAACAAAAACGGGCAAACTAAAACAGGCTTATACAAACTGTTTATTCCTATGGAATGGAATTATGAGGGTTTTATTGATCAGTATGGCTATCCTGTGTTTGATACTCCAAAAAAAGAAACATTAGATCCTCAAGGAAATTTAATTACAGAGGGAGTAATACAGCACTGGGAGAATGAAGTTGAAGGTTTAAAAGATGATGCTGACGCATTAAATGAATATTACAGGCAGTTTCCAAGAACAGAGCAACATGCTTTTAGAGACGAAGCAAAACAATCTATATTTAATTTAACTAAAATTTATCAGCAAATAGATTATAACGAGGAATTAAAAAATTCTTCTATGGTTACCCAAGGCAATTTTCAATGGGAAGGGGGAGTTAAAGATACAAAAGTTATTTTTTATCCAACTAAAAGCGGAAGATTTTTTATTACTTGGGTTCCCAGCGTAAGTCAACAAAACAGCATAATAATAAAAAATGGAAATAAATATCCTGGCAATGAGCACATGGGAGCTTTTGGATGCGATAGCTATGATATTAGCGGCGTTGTTGGTGGCGGCGGATCTAACGGATCGCTTCATGGACTAACTAAATTTTCAATGGAAGACGCTCCAATAAATCATTTTTTTTTAGAATACATAGCTAGACCCTCAACCGCTGAGATGTTTTTCGAAGATGTATTGATGGCTATAGTTTTTTATGGCATGCCCTTATTAGCAGAAAATAACAAGCCAAGACTTCTTTATTATCTAAAGCGCCGGGGCTACAGAGGCTATTCAATGAATAGGCCGGACAAAGTGCATAATAAATTGTCACTAGCCGAACGAGAGGTCGGGGGTATTCCAAATTCGAGCGAAGATATAAAGCAAGCGCACGCTGCAGCAATTGAAACTTATATAGAAGATTTTGTAGGGGAAATGAAGACTGGCTATGGAGATATTTATTTACAAAGAACTCTAGAAGACTGGGCTAAATTTGATATAAATAATAGAACTAAGCATGATGCTTCCATAAGTTCTGGATTAGCTTTAATGGCTTGTAATAAGCACAGGTATAGCCCTAAAGGTGCTATAAAAACTAAAACATATTCTTTAGGTTTCAAAAAATATAACAACGAGGGATCTACTTCAAAAATAATACGATAAATGAATGTAAGTACAAATACTAATAGCCCATTTCCAGATCAAGTAGTAAGCGACGCTGAGAAGTCTACATTAGAATACGGACTGCAAGTCAGTAGGGCTATAGAACAAGAATGGTTCAATTATGGAGGTAGTGGCTCAAATAGATATATAACTAATTGGAATAATTTTCATAATTTAAGACTGTACGCCAGGGGAGAGCAAAGCGTTCAAAAATATAAAGACGAGTTAGCTATTAATGGTGATTTATCTTATCTTAATTTAGACTGGAAGCCGGTTCCTATATTGTCTAAGTTTTCAAATATAGTTGCAAATGGCATAACTCAAAAACAATATGAATTAACTTCGTATGCGCAAGATCCTGAATCTTTAAAGAAAAGAACTGATTTTGCTGAGGATATATTATTTGATATGCTAACTAAAAACGAAAGAGCTCAAGCTTCGGAAATTGTTAACGTGGATTTAAGCAGGTCTAATATTCCCTCAGACAGCTTGCCTGAATCAATAGAAGAAAGAGACCTACACATGCAGTTAAGCTATAAGCAGGCTATTGAAGTAGCGGAAGAAGAAGCTATAGAAACGGTATTAGCTACTAATGAATTTGACTTAACTAAAGCTAGGATTAATCAAGATTTGGTAAACATAGGAATAGGTATAACCAAAACCTCTTTTAATCCATCAGAGGGAATTGTGGTTGATTATGTAGATCCTGCATGCTGTGTTTGGTCCTATACTGAAGATCCTTATTTTAATGATATATATTATGTAGGGGAAGTAAAATCAATAACTATACCCGAGCTTAAAAAAGAGTTTCCTAATATTTCAAACGAAGAGTTAGAGCGTATACAAAAAATGCCAGGTAATCGTAGGTACATTAGAGGATTTGAAAATTATGATTATAATACCGTTCAGGTATTGTACTTTGAATATAAAACCTATACTGACCAGGTATTTAAAATAAAAAAGACAGATTCGGGTTTAGAAAAAGCAATTGAAAAAACAGACGAATTTAACCCCCCTCCGAATGACAATTTTGAAAGAGTTTCCAGATCAATAGAAGTGTTGTATGAAGGAGCAAAAATTGTAGGTACCGATATAATGCTTAAATGGGAAATGTCCGAAAATATGACTCGCCCATTAGCAGATACGACTCGTGTTGAAATGAGTTACTCTTTGTGCGCCCCTAGAATGTATAAAGGGGCTATTCAATCTTTAATAAGTAAATGTATTGGGTTTGCGGATGTAATACAATTAACCCATCTTAAAATACAGCAAGTACTAGCTCGTATGGTCCCAGATGGTATATTCTTAGATATAGACGGTTTGGCTGAGGTTGATTTAGGAAATGGAACAAACTACAATCCTTCGGAAGCTTTAAACATGTATTTTCAAACGGGTTCAGTTGTAGGTAGATCTCTTACTCAAGACGGAGATATGAATAGAGGCAAAGTTCCTATACAAGAGCTAAGTTCTTCTAATGGCATGGGCAAAATACAATCTCTTATTACTGCATATAATTACAATATGCAAATGATTAGAGACGTTACTGGACTGAACGAAGCAAGAGATGGATCATTACCCTCAGCTGACTCATTAGTTGGGTTACAAAAAATGGCCGCTAATGCCTCTAATGTAGCTACTAAACATATACAAGACGCAAGTATATTTTTAAATCTTAGTACTTGTGAAAATATATCTTTAAAAATAGCTGATGTTTTAAATTTCCCATTGACAAGAAATTCTTTAATGAACAGTATATCTACATTTAATGTAGCTACTCTTAATGAAATTCAAAACTTAAATCTTCATGATTTTGGAATATATTTAGAATTAGAACCTGATGACGAAGAAAAAGCTGAATTAGCTGCTAATATAAATGCCTCTTTGCAACAGGGAAGTATTGACATTGAGGACGCTATAGACATAAGAGAAATTAAAAACCTTAAGTTAGCTAATCAAATGCTAAAGCTAAAGCGCAGGAAAAAGCTAGAAAGAGAACAAGCGCTTACGCAACAGAATATACAAGCTCAAGCACAAGCTAATGCGGAAGCATCAGAAAAAGCTGCTATGGCAGAGGTGCAGAAGCAACAAGCTTTAACAGCAGAAAAAGTTGCTATAGAACAAGCTAAGTCGCAATTTGAAATGCAAAGAATGCAGACAGAAGCACAAATTAAAAAAGAATTAATGGCAACGGAGTTTGAGTATAATATGCAGTTAGCTCAAGCTCAGATAGGAGCTACTAAACGTAAAGAGGCAGAAATTGAAGATCGTAAAGACAAGAGAGTAAAAATACAAGGGACTCAACAAAGCGAGCTTATACAACAAAGACAAACAGAAGGTATGCCTAAGAATTTTGAATCTCAAGGTAATGACGTTATGGGAGGATTTGATTTATCTTCATTTGATCCCAGTTAAATAAGTATTTAATAATTATATAATATTATATCATGAATGAACAAACAAAAACGGAGGGATCTTTTAAGATTCAGTCCAAACCAAAGCTAACTGATGAACAACTAGCAGCTAAAAATAGAGAACCTTTAATAGACGTTCCTAGTAATGTTACTCGAGTAGTAATTCCTAAAGAAGAAAAAGACGCTGCTCAAGAGTCAAATACAGACGTTGTAAATAATAATGAACCAGTTGTAGATGCGCAAGAAGTAGCAGAAGAAACACAGGAACCAATCATTAAAGAAATTACCGACGAGCAAGAAGCAGAAGTTAAAGCTCCCACTATTGAGCCAGCTCCTGTTCAAAATGATTTGCCTGATAATATAAATAAATTGGTAGATTTTATGAAAGAAACCGGCGGCACAATGCAGGATTACATAAGACTAAATACCAACTATGAGGATGTAGATAGAGATACACTAGTAAAAGAATATTACAAAGCTACCAAACCTCATTTGTCAAAAGATGAAATTGATTTTATGATCGAGGACACTTTTGCATTTGACGAAGATATTGATGAAGAGCGAGACATCAAAAGAAAAAAGCTCGCATATAAGGAAGAGGTTTCAAAAGCCCGTAGTTTTTTAGAAGATACGAAGAAAAAGTATTATGACGATATCAAGTTGAAATCGCCAGCTGTTTCTGAGGATCAACAAAAAGCTACTGACTTTTTTAATCGCTACCAGGAGGATCAAGAAAGAAGCTCACAAAACCACGAGAAGTTTAAGACTCAAACTCAACAGTTATTTAATAAAGATTTCGAAGGTTTCGATTTTAATTTAGGAGATAAAAAGTTTAGGTATGGTGTTCAAAACACTTCGCAAGTGGCAGAAAAACAATCAAATATCAGTAATTTCATAGGAAAGTTTCTTGGAAAAGATGGTACGATTGAAGATACCGCAGGGTATCATAAAGCTTTATACGCAGGTGCTAATGCTGATAAAATAGCAAGTCACTTTTACGAACAAGGCAAATCAGACGCTATTAGAGATGTAGTAAACAAATCTAATAATGTTTCAACTGAAGCGCGAAAAGCTGCTCCTGTTGAGAGTGCAAGATTTGGAGCTTATAAAGTTAAGTCAGTTTCTGGAGCGGACTCCAAAAAATTGAAAATTAAAAAGTTTAAAAACACATAACAATGAGTTTATTACCACAATTTGGGACAATAGTCCCTTCACAAACGCAATCATTACTTGCGACAAATTACCTACAATGGAACAACAATGGCGGAGCTGCTGGAGTACCAGGAAACTTTGCTGACTTTGCTCAGCAGTATTTACCAGAAATCTACGAAGCAGAAGTAGAGCGTTATGGAAACAGAACGTTATCTGGATTTTTAAGAATGGTTGGCGCTGAAATGCCAATGACATCTGATCAAGTTATTTGGTCTGAACAAAACCGCCTGCATATATCTTACACAGATGTAGAGCTTGGAGCAGTAGATGGGACGAAGCAAATCGTTGATTTGAACAACGCAGCTGTTGCGGGAGTACAAAACGTAATCTCTATTAATGACACAGTTGTTGTATTAGATCCAACTACAGGAAAAGAAGCTAAAGGTATTGTTACTGAATCAGGAGCTAGTGCAGGCTCAGCGCTTGCTGCTGACTCTATTAAGATTCAAGTATTTTCAGGGCAAACATTTACTGCTTTAGGATTTACAGCTACAGGATTAAAGGTATTCGTTTACGGATCTGATTATTCTAAAGGGACTACAATTGGAGCTGGCGCTGGAAATTCAGCAGCTAGAGTAAGTGTAGAGCCAGTATTGACTCAGTACGCTAACTCTCCTATTATTATAAGAGATCAGTATGTTGTATCTGGATCTGATACCGCACAAATCGGATGGGTAAATGTTGCTACTGAAGATGGAACTGACGGGTACTTATGGTATTTAAAAGCTGAATCTGAAACACGTTTACGTTTTGAAGATTACTTAGAAATGGCAATGGTAGAAGGTGAATTAAATACATCTGCTCTTAACCCATTAACTCAGCCAGGAACACAAGGTTTATTTGCAGCTATTCAAGATAGAGGTAATGTAGAAACCGGGTTTACTGCAGGCGGTGGATTAGCAGAATTTGATGCTATTCTTAAAAACCTAGATACACAGGGAGCAATTGAAGAGAACATGTTATTCTTAAACAGAGCTACAGCTTTAGATTTTGATGATATGCTTGCTGCTATTTCTAGCGGTACTGCTGGAGGTGTTGCTTTTGGATTGTTTGAAAATTCAGAAGATATGGCTCTTAACTTAGGGTTCAGCGGATTCCGTAGAGGATCTTATGACTTTTACAAAACAGATTGGAAATACCTAAATGACGCGTCTACTCGTGGAGCAATTGACGGTATCAATTCAATTGAAGGAGTATTAGTACCAGCTGGAACTTCAACTGTATATGATCAAGTTTTAGGAACTAACATTCGTCGTCCATTCTTGCACGTACGATACAGAGCTTCTCAAACTGATGATCGTAGAATGAAGTCTTGGTTAACAGGATCTGTTGGAGGTGCTAGTAACTCAACTCTTGATGCAATGGAAGTAAACTTCCTATCTGAAAGATGTTTGATTACTCAGGCAGCTAACAACTTTGTATTATTCAGAGGAGCATAATAGCTCAAATGTAATCATTACCCTCGTTGTATTAGCGGGGGTAATTATTACTCTTATTAATTATTTAATTATATTATATTATGGCAAATAAAAAAACAGCAACTAAAAAAGTTGCACCACAAGAACCTATTACAGATGGGTTACCAGTACAAACAGAAACAGTTAAGCCAACTAAACAGGCTCCTGTTCAACCAGCAAAACCTAAATGGGAAATCAAAGATAGAATATATTTCTTATTAGGAAGACATACTCCTTTAACTCATACAATACCAGTAAGGCATACTAGAAAACATGCTTTGCTTTATTTTAATGAAGAAACGGGAAAACAAGAAGAACTAAGATATGCTACTAATCACGATTCACCTTTTAAAAGCGAACAGGAAGGAGAAGCTACCTTAGGACATATAATGTTTAAAGACGGAGACTTAAGAGTCCCTAAAGAAAAACAAAATTTACAGAAGCTACTTTCATTATACCACCCTATGAAAGGTAGGATATATGAAGAGTATGATCCGGTAGAGGAAGCTTTTGACGATTTAGAACTACTAGACTTACAAACTGATGCAGCGGTATTTGCAAGAGATATGGATATTGACGACGCGGAGGCTATATTAAGAGTAGAGATGGGCAGTGCAGTTAGCAAATTATCTTCTAAAGAAATAAAAAGAGATCTACGAATATTTGCAAATAAAAACCCTGAGCTGTTTTTAAACTTAGCTAATGATGACAATGTCCAACTACGTAATGTAGCCATAAAAGCTACTGAAGCAAACATAATTAATTTATCTCAGGATCAACGAACTTTTTCTTGGGCATCTAATGGACGGAAGCTAATGTCTGTTCCTTTTGATGAGAATCCATACTCAGCTATGGCTGCTTTTTTCAAAACAGATGAAGGAGTTGAAGTATATAGATCTATAGAAAAAAAGTTTAATTAGTAGTTTTTTAAAAAAACACGTAATTATATTATAGATGGTGAATTATTATTAGCCGGTTTCTTTAGTGAGGCCGGTTAATATTTATAACAAAAAAATAAAATGGCAGTAAATGTAGACATAGTTTATAAAACGGTGTTGCTTATTCTTAATAAAGAACAGAGAGGTAACCTATCACCAGATGAATTTAACAAAGTTGCGACGCAAGTTCAGTTAGAAATATTCGAAAGTTATTTTGACACAGTAAATCAACAACTTAGAAGGCCAGATAACGATACTGAATATGGTGATAGAATTAAAAATGTAGATCAAGATATATCTATGTTTAAAGAATACGGTAGCGCCTCTTATAACCCCGCAGGAAATTATTTCACTCTACCTGCTTATGAGGGAGGATCTAGCGCATCCCAAACTTTTACTGGTAATGGCATTAGAACCTCTTTTACTTTCACCTCTATAAACTCGTCTCAGTTAGCTAATAGTGTTTTATATGTTTCAATAAATGGAGCACCCACTACGTCTTACGTAATAAGTGGAAACAATATAGTTTTTAATTCGGTTCCTTCTAATAATTCTTCAATTTTAATTTTAGCTACTCCAAAAAACTTTTATATGCTAGGAACTGTCATGCATAAAGAATCCACGGAGGTTCAAGTAACTCAACGTAACGAAATTTTATATATACAATCTAATCCCTTAATAGCACCTACTAAAGATTATCCTTTATACATATACGAAAAAGAAAAGCTATATTTATATCCTTCCAGTATCACATCGGACATAACCATTAGCTACTTACGAAAACCTTTGGATGTAATTTGGGATTTTACAATACCCACTGGACAAAATTATTATCAATATAATCCCAATAGTTCTACTGATTTTGAATTGTCTAGCACTGAACAAGCTAATATTATATTAAAAATACTACTTTATTCAGGAATAGTTATTAGAGACCCATCAGTTATTCAAGTAGCTGCTCAACAAGTTCAACAAGAAGTACAACGTTCAACACTATAAGATATGCCTATACCTAATGGCGGTTTAATAACCGAAACTAATGCACAATATTACGCTGGAGCACAGCGATTTATATCTGATGGTACAGGTAAATTTACAACTACATTTAATACAAATCTTATATTTGGATCTTCTGATCCGGCAGCTGTAGACTATACTTTAAATAATTTTGTTTTATATACCAGCCCTGACAATACACCTGGATCTTTTTCTGCCTATCTTTTAGAGTTTAGTGTAGAAGATAATACTATAACCACTGCGGTTCCAATACCGCTAAATACTTATGTAGCCGTGCAGCTTAAAGCTATAAACGGAGGTAGTTATGGCAATAGAGAAGCAAGAGGAGCTACTGTTCAAGAAAACTACGGAGGATATTCTTACACTTCTTTAAAAGATGTTATAAATGGTTTTATTGCTACTTATGTAGGAGAACATAAATTAATACCTAATGTAAAAAGAACAGATGTAATATTCCATGCTAAAAGAGGCTTACAGGAATTTAATTACGACACTTTAAAAAGCATCAAATCTCAAGAATTGACTATACCAATTAGCCTTAGTGTTATAATTCCTCAAGATTATGTGAACTACGTTAGCTTAAGCTACATAGATTCTATGGGTGTTAAGCATAAAATATACCCTGCTAATAATTTAACAATTGCACCTTACGAAGTTCCTTTACAGGATGAACCGGAGGGTAATCCTACCCAAGATAATTTTGGCGATAATTTAGAAGGATCCTCGCAAACACTAGAGTTATGGGGTCAGGCAAATGATAATTTTTTAAGTGGCAACATAAGCTTAAGAGAATACTCTGATTATGCAGCGTGGTTAACTGGAAATATAGGATCTGGTGGTAGATACGGCAATGACCCACAATACTCTCAAAAAAATGGCTGGTTTAACTTAAACGAAAGAGATGGTACAATTTCTTTCTCTTCAAACTTAATAGATAGAAGAATAGTTTTAGAGTATATATCTGATGGATTAGCTTATTCCTTAGACTCCAGAATACCAAAAATGGCGGAGGAGGCATTGTATGCTCATATCCTTTATTCAATAATAGCATCTAGAATTAACCAACCTGAATACATAGTACAAAGACTAAAAAGAGATAGATCCGCAAAGCTAAGAAATGCTAAAATAAGATTATCAAATGTTAAACTTGACGAAATAGTACAAGTAATGAGAGGTAAGTCTAAATGGATTAAATCATAATTAAATGGCTCAAGAAATAAAAAACACATTCCTAAAGTCTAAGATGAATAAAGATCTTGACGATAGAATATTACCCAATGGAGAATATAGAGATGCTCGGAATATATCTGTTGGTAGATCTGAAGATGACGATGTCGGAGCCCTTGAAAATATAATAGGTAATAACTTAATTACCAGTACTGAGTTAAACATACCTAACTTAGAAATAATAGGCATAAAAGAATCTTCCGTAAACAATACTTTTTATATTTTTTTAACGGATTATACCGACCCAAATCCCTTGTCGCCTACTAAGGCTCCTCTGGATAGTCATCATTATATATATGCTTTTAATACATTAACAGAAAATTATTCAAAGTTAATTGAAGGGAGATTTCTTAATTTTTCAAAAACTAATAGAATATTTGGAATAAATGTATTAGAAAGTCTTTTATTTTGGACCGACAATAGGAATCAGCCTAGAAAAATAAATACATCTGTATTTAGTGAAGTGTCTCAAGGAGGGCGAACAACCGACCAACAATATTATACTCAAGAACATCAAATTTCTGTAGCAAAGTATAGCCCTTTTGAAGCTATAAAATTATATAAAAGAGCTGAAGTTACAGTGCTAGAGTTTGACCCTACCCTTATTTCTGTAACAATTGCAGGTGATCAAGTTGAACAACTTACTCCCTATATAGACGCTGCAGTCGTTTCTCAAACTGTGGCAAGTTTAACGGGGTCTGATTATATATTTGTAAATTCTTTAAGCTTAAATGGTGATGGGAATACAGTAATAACTTTTAATATTCCGATTCAACTAGCTCCGGATGTTGGAGATATTTTATTTTTAATAAAGTCTACGATGACAAATGAGGACTCTAATAATGGTTGGGCTGGAGATCCTAATTATTTAGAGGACTTATTTGTTCGCTTTAGCTACAGATTTAAGTATGAAGATAACGAGTACTCTTTAATGGCACCGTTTACTCAGATTGCTTTTATTCCCAAACAAAAAGGGTATTTTATAAAGGGGGATGAAGAAGCTACATATAGATCTACTATTTTGGGCTTTATGGAAAATAATGTTCAAAACATAGGATTACTAATAGCATTGCCGGATTTGGCGAGTAGAATAGCATCGTCTTATAAGATAAGCGAAATAGAGGTATTGTTTAGAAAAAGTGATGAGGTTGCCGTAAGAGTACTAGAATCTGTCCCAATTTCTCAAGTAATATCTTCAAGTGATCCAAATAGCAATATATTTACTTACGATTATCAATCCAGAAAATCTTACAAAACATTATCAGAAGCTCAGACTACACGAGTATATGATAAAGTGCCTGTGACAGCTTTCACTCAAGAAAGCGCTGGCAATAGAATTATATATGGCAATTATAAAGATCAGCATACTCCCCCTAGTTCAATAGATTATAATTGCAGAATAGCACATAAAACCTCATCTGGAATATCTAATAATTTTATTGAATATCCAAATCATACTGTTAAAAGAAATAGAAATTATCAAATTGGATTTGTTTTATCTGATAAATATGGCAGACAATCGCCTGTTATACTATCAAGAGTAGACCAAGGAACTGGATCTAGCAGTAATTTTTATTCAGGGTCTACTATATATAGTTCTTATGATGCTGCTGCGATCGATACAGATCCTGTTAAGTGGTTTGGTGACTCTATAATATTATCTTTAAATAGTGCAATACAATCCACTTATAATGCCGGGTTGGGAACTCCTGGGCTATATGCAATACCTCAAAAAAACCAAAGTGCAGGAGATGGTTTTGCTATTGGAACTGGAGGTTCAACAAGTATAAATGGTAATACTTGGATATTTAGATATACAGGAAACAGTTATCCTTTAAACCAAAATATTCCAGAAATAGGAGATTATTTAAGAGGAGAATATACTGATTTTGTAGAAGTTTTAAATATAACCGGTCCTTTTTCAAATCTTTATACAGTTACTACTAATGGACAAGTTAGTTCAGAATACTTGCCAACTATTAATCAACCTGTCGGATATCCGGACATAAGATTTGCTTATAATTTGAACGAGTTAGGGTGGTATAGTTATAAAATTGTTGTTAAGCAAACTCAACAAGAATACTACAACGTATATTTGCCAGGTATATTAGACGGTTATCCGGGGCAAAATTTATTACCCAATAGCGAAATTATAGGGGAAGGAACTTTAGAAGGAGCATTCCCTTCTGATGAAATAGGTGTTACTGCCCATGCAGTATTAATTAACGATAATATAAACAAAGTACCCCGGGATTTAGCTGAAATAGGGCCGGACCAAAAGCAATTTAGAAGCTC